CCGTAAGGCGTTTGAGCGCGAGTTCCCCTCAACTGCCGTCGTTCGTGTCCAGGAGGTTGATTGATGCCGCTCCCCGTTGTGATCGCGAGCGTGCTTCGCGCAGTCTTGACCAGCGCTACCGGCTGGAACGCCACCGCCAAGCTATGGCCAAGGCCCATGCCCGTGGCAGAGCCCTAGGGAACCTGGTGGTCGTCGTGCTGTCGCTGCTGGCCTGCCTGATGGCCGCACACGCACTGCACGCCGACCAGCAGCAGATGCAGCAGCTGCAACAGCTGCGGTGATGACCGTCTGCGCCAGTTGCCGGCATGCACAGCACGGCGATCAGCTCCGCTGTGGGCTGACCGGCGCGGTGGTGACACCGAGCAACTGGTGCGAACACTGGAGCCATTCCGATGAACCAAACTCAGCAGATCGAAGACAGCCTCCCAACGGGAGAAGGCCACACCAGAACGAGTGACCCGGCCGCCCAGCTCTGGCCGGTTGTCATCACCTTCAGCTCTGGCGCCAAGCCGATGAAGACCACGATCAGGGCCACCGGCCCAACGCAGGCGGAGCAGTTCGCCCGCAATCGCCACCCCTATGTCCGCTCCGTGAGCGTGGAGCGAAAGCCGGCATGACTGACCTACTCATCACCTTCGCCGGCACCGCTGCCGCGATCACCTTCTGGGAGCTGGTTAAGCAGGTGGGCGTCCGCCTCACCCAGGCCTACGCCCCACCCGCCGTCGCTGCTGGCCTGGTGGCACTCGATCGCCTGCTGCCCCAGCTGCTGGCCGATGGCGTCACCGGCACCGAGCTGGAACAGCGGCTGCGCACCGAGCTGGGCCAGCTGACCGGCAGTGAGTGGCGGGCCATCCGTCAACGCTTTGACCCTGCAATCTTTCTCGACCACCAATGACCGATTCCGAAATGGAAGTGCTGCTGCGCACCTGGTGGCAGCAGAGCTACCCGACACCACCAGGACCGCATGCGGTGATGACGCATCTGGGATGGGGCCGGTTCCTGCTCCAGATGATCGAGAAACAGCAGCAACAGGAGCAGCAACGATGAACCATCAACTCCGCGTCGCCCTCTGCCACAGCATCACCGCCCGCGCCCACCTGGCCGGAGCTGAGGCGGCTGAGCTGGAGGCGCAAGCTGACGCCTTGGCCGGCGATCCGCCTGCACGATTTGACGATGCCACCGCCAGTCAGCGCATTGCGTTTGGCCTGGCGTGTGCCGCGCAATCCGCCCGCCGCCGCTACTGGCGCGAGCAGGAGGCGTGCGAGCTGCTCCATGGCCGTCGCTGGCCTGAAGCCGAAGCGCTGGGGGTGGAGCCGACGGCCGCGGTTTCTACCAGCCAGCAAGGCTAAGGCAGATGAGCGACTTTAAGGTAACGCCAATCTCTGTTGCTATTCATCACGAGTCAGAAAATCCGATTTTTGGGGAACATGGGGGCAAAGGTGAAGGCATCTTGCACGTTTCCGTTGACAGCGATGGTGGCACGGAGTTTCTCGTAATTAAGCAACTGGAAGACGAACCGGATCCAGGTGTTATCCGGCTTAACGCAAGGGAGCTTCCGTACCTGCTCCAGGCCGCTCAGCACCTTGGTTTGATCACGGAGCGCTCAACATGGCTTATCGAACCTGCCACAAGTGAAGGAGTCTTGAGGAATGGCTGAACTTTCCCCCGCTGCAGAGGCTGCATGGGAGGCCTTCAACGAAGACGAAGCTGGCGTCTTTGTTGACTACGGCGAGAAACTCGCCGCAGCATTTCGCGCTGTGGCCCTTTACCTCGATCACGACTGCCAACAACTCCTCGCCATCGCCGCCGAACTGGAGGGCTCCAATGATCCTGCCTGACCTTGAGATCCACCAGCTCTGCACCGCAGGCATGGTGACGCCCTTCGACCCATCGCTCGTCAACCCCGCCAGCCTGGATGTCAGGCTCGGCCAGCAGCTGCTGATCGAGTCGGCTGAGAGCCGCAAGATGGCCAGCTATCCATTCCACCTCCACAGCGAGGACGATCCTTATCTAATGGTTCCAGGTCAGTTCGTGCTGACTCCGACGCTGGAGTTCGTGCGAGTGCCTGACACCTGCAACGCTCAGTTCGTCCTGAAGTCCTCCCGCGCCCGCGAAGGAATCGAGCATCTTCTGGCCGGATACCTGGACCCAGGGTTCCACGGCGTGATCACCCTGGAGCTGCACAACAGCCGTCAGCTTCACGCCGTCCCGATCTGGCCAGGGATGCGAATTGGCCAGCTCGTATTCAGTCAAATGCTGGCACCGCCAAAGCGCTCCTATGCCGTCACGGGACGGTATCAGGGCGACACCACAGTCATGGAGTCCAGGGGATGACCACGCCACACAAGGCCACGCCGGAGCAGTGGGAACACGTTGAGCAGCGCATCCTGGCCATTGACCCTGGTTGCTCTTGCCTCATCGAACTCCGCGACCGCCTCGCCGCGCTGGAGGCTGCCGCCAACTCATCAGCCGGGCTTACAGGTTCACCCGCTCCGGCTGGCGGACTGATGCAGGCGGTCGGCGCCGCCATCTGCAGCATTGCGGACTGCGGCGACACGCCGCCCAACTGGGCGCCAGAGGCCCGCGCCGCAATTCAAGCCGTCGCTGAGTGGTTCGACGCAATCGGCTACGGCGCCACCGCCAGCATCCTGCGCCAGGAGCTGCGGCGCCATGGCTGACCACCTCCAACCCGGCGACATCTGGCGCCATCCGGGCATGGGCAATCTCTACGTCACCGACGAAGACATCGACCTGCGGCCCGGCTACTTGAAGTGCTACTGGGCCATGGGCGGCAACAGCAACGCTCCCTGGACCTTTATGGATGCCACACGCACCGCTGGCCTGACGCTGATCCAGCGGCTCGGCGAGCGCGGCCCTGACGGTGAATGGAGGCTCAAGCGATGAGCGGCGTGACCTGCCCCGCCTGCGGCGAAACCGCTCGCGCTGTCGTTGAGAGCCGCCGGCTGACCGATCGCGTGCGTCGTCGCTGCAGCTGTGCCGCCTGCGGCGAACGCTTCACCACCCTGGAGCTGCGCCAGGATCAGATCACTGCCGAGGCCAACCGTGCCGCGGCCGCCAGGGCCAGCCGGCTACTGAGCCGCTTCCACCAGCTGGAGCAGGCCACGGCCGCACTACGGCAGCTGCTCGATGCCGAGCTGAGCGCACCGGATGCACCGGACCTGCAGGCACTTGATGCCACCTGCGAGCAGTGCCTCCACTGGACAGGTCACTGCGGGCTGGGCTTCCCGGATCCGGTGGAGGAAGGCACCAGCTTCGCCCAGGAGTGCGCGTCCTTTGCGGGGGTGGCGTGATGGCCCGCGTCCTGCTCACCCTCTCCGAAGCCGCCGAAGCTCTCGGCGTCAGCAAGCGCCACGTTGAGCGGCTGGTGGCCGAGGCCGACGCCAACCGCAAGAGCCGGTGGCGATGGGGCAGGGAGCTGATCGACCTGGCACCCGTCGGCGCCAGCCGGCGCACAGTCAGGGTCAACCTGGCAGCGGTGGTGCCGCATCTCCCAGCAACGCCCGCTCCGCTGCCTCTGCCACCAAGTGCGGCTGAATGTGCGCCCGGTAGGTCTTCGCGTGCTGCGTCGGCGTGTGCCCCATGAGCCGCGCCGCGGTGTAGATGTCCAGCCTGCTGCCGCCGGTGCTCCACAGCCGGCCCGCATAGGCATGGCGCAGCGCATAGGGCCGCCACGGAAGCCCTCGGCACTGCCGCCACAGCCACTTCGCCACCACGTCCGGCCGGGCGTGGGCCGCACCGGGCAGGGTTGGCCGCAGCCGCCGGTCATGCAGCCGGAACCGCTCCACCCACTCGCGCGGCAATGGCACCACGGTGCGGAAGCCGGTCTTCGTGGCTTCTGCCACCTGGCAGTAGTCCCGGTCAATCAGCACCGCGCCTTCGATCTCGTGGGGCCGCAGACCATAGGTCGCCATCATCCCCAGGTACCAGGCCGCTGGCCCTGAGCCTTCGACCCACGCGATGATCTCGTCATCGGTCGGCACCGCCACCGCTGCAGCGTCGCGGTAGGTCGGCGCCGGCACCTCCGGGAACGGCACGGCCACCAGCTTCGCTAGGTGGCGCAGCAGGTAGAACAGCTCCTTGTAGGAGCAGCTGCCCCGGTCGTACTTCTGCAGTGCCTCGGCGATGCTGTCGCTCGTCACCTGCCCACCGGGCGGCAGCTGGCGGAGCCGGCCCATGTAGTTGATCTCCCAGGTGCTCTCTGACGTGCGGCCGAGCACCACCCGGGCCCGGTAGAGCTTGGCGATCGCGTCCCGCCAGGTGATGCCCGGTTCCGCACCGGTCCAGTAGCCCCACTCGAACGTGCCGGCCTTGAGCTGTCGCTCCAGGGTCTGCAGCTGCTTGGCGGCAATGCGGCGGTTGACCGGCGTGTCGTCGAGCCGCAAGGCGATCCGCGCCTGCTTCAGCCCCGGCTGGCCGTCGCGCCGGGGCACCCTGGCCACCAGGTAGAGGCGGCCCTGCTGGGCGTTGATCGAGGCCATGAGGAATACGACCGTGACGGACAGGACAGATGAGCCCGATGCACGGGCCGTGCATTCCTACCCGATCTCCTGTCGTTTCCGGTCGGTTGCTGTCGTCTGCGGCAGGCTGCTGCTGGTGGTCAGATCCCCTGCCCCGCAGCCACTCTGGGCTCTACGCCTGGCCAGCACTGCCAGATACAGATCCTCGTCAACTTCCCGGATGTCGTAGTCACAGGCCAGTCACCGCAGCCGGTCTCAGGTGGTGTGCATAGAGCATGCATCCGGCAACCTGAGCCATGACCGACCTGCCGACCTGGGAAGTGATCCCCCGCGGGGGCCAGCTGGTCTGGCGGGTCTGCGGCATGGGGCTCTGCATCGAGGACACCTGCGGCCAGCGTGCCCTGTCAGAGTTCGAGGCCCTGTGCCGCTCCAAGGGCATCGAGCCGCCCAGCGCCGGCCCCAATCAGCCCCGGCGCGGACCGTCAGAGGTGGACGAGCCCGGGGTCTGAGCCGCGGATCCAGTCCAGCAGCCGCTGCTCACGCCCTGCGCTCCAGCCGTGGTGAGCACGGAACCACTCCAGCGCGTCGGCGTGACCCTTGCCCAGGTTGCAGGCCGAGCAGGCCGGCACCAGGTTCTCCCTGGCGGTGATGCCACCACGGGCCAGCGGGCGGACGTGATCAAGCGTGTCTGCGTCAGCGCCGCAATAGGCGCAGTCGCTGCCCCAGTCGGCGAAGATCCCGCGCCGCAGCCGGATCTTGCTGTCCCGCTTCGTCACCAGCTCGGCCCCGTCGATGTGGTGGTGGAGCACGCCGGATCAGTAGTCCCAGCGCACGCGCGGACGCCCGGCCCTGATGCCGAGATGCACAAACCCTTTCGGCGCGCCGTAGCCCAGGCTGTAGGGCCACTCCTTGTCGCACCAGTCCTGCACGACCCGGATCGGCGCACCATCGACGTAGAAGTCCACAGCGCCGACCCCCGGTGCGTCGTAGAGGTGCTCACTGTTGCTGGCGCCGCCCACGCTGCGATTGATCGCCAGTGGCCGGTAGCCGCTGGTGATGATCACCGGCTTGCCGAACCGTGAGCGCACCCGCTCCATGAATGCCGCCAGCTCAGCGGCAGTGTCCACCTGGTGTTGAGCGGTGAATCGCCGCGCCTCCTGGCCCAGGGCGAACTCACCGAGCGTGAAGTGCGCCGAGATCCTGGTGCTGAACGGATCGCCCGGGCGGACGCGGCCTGGCTGCGGCTCCTGCTGCTTGCCGGTGAACAGCGCCACCTCTGCCGCCCGCCGCCGTGTCAGGCCTGGCAGCACGCCGCTACCGCCCTTGTTCCAGCGTGGCAGCTCCTCACGCACCACCAGCGCCGGATCATCACCGCGGATCAGCCGCTTGCGCAGGGTGCTCTCCTGCAGGGCGCCAATGCCGACGTTGTAGGCAAAGCTCGTGAGCGCCGCCTGGCGGTTGGCATTCCAGTCGGCTGCCATCGGCAGCGCCGTCAGCATGCCGTGGTGGAACTCGCGCACATCCCGCAGCAAAGCATCATCGGCCTGCTGCTGCGTCCAGACGGTGCCGGGTCCGATGCGAAAGCCGGTGCTACCCCAACCGATCGTCCACGGCTCACCGCCGGTGCCGGGGTCCGGGTAGGCCTTGAGCTTGCAGCCCTCGAACTCCTTGATGATCGCCAGGCATGGCGTCAGCCAGTCCACGCCAGGGCTGGGGCTGGCCTGCGGCTTGGCCGGTGGATCAGCCCGCCACAGCTCCGCGAACTCCGCCAGCACCGGCGACGGGATCCGCTCCTGCAGCCAGTTCAGCGCTGCTGTCTGGTGGCTCAGCCCCTGGTAGGCCTTGGCGACATTGACGAGCCTGATGTCAGCCACGGGCGGGAGGCGTGTCCCTCAGGTTTCCGGCAACCTCAGGCAGCTGCCGGCCTGTGATGACCGCGCCGACCGTGGCCTGGGGAGCCGCCAGGCTGTTCCAGCTGCCGAACGGCCAGCACCTGTGGGGACGGGAGTTCGAGCTGCTGCCTGCCGGGACGATGATGGCCGCCGGGGCGATCCTGCATGGCTTGGCCGGGCTGGAGGCCACCGTCGGCAGCGACAACCTGGCCCGGGTGCCGGCTGGCAGTGCGCCCGTCGTCTACGCGATCCGCGACACCAGCTGCGAGGAACTGGAGGTCTACGGGTCGGACGTTCTGGAGAGCTACCGCCAGCGGCAGCTGCAGGATGCTCAGGGCTGACGGCGCTTGAAGCGGCCGTGCTCGTCACGCTCGGCGCCGCTGTGCTGATCTTCTGGCCGCAGCGCAGGGTTGTAGGTCTGGTAGCCGATGGAGAACCCACCGCGGGCCGTGGCGCCGAGGCCCATGATGGGCAATGCCGTCATCCAGCAACGGTCCAGCGCTTCAGGGCCGCGGTTGCTGAATCGGCAGTCCACCAGGTAGACGGCGCCCACCAGGATCGCGGTGGTGCTGGCTCCCTTCAGGACCGCGGCACCACTGCCCAGGGCGCCAAGAATTGCGGAGAGTTTCATGGCTGGCGATGTTGTGGGATCGGTTGCTGCTGCTGGGTCGCCCGTTCCCGGTTGATGCCGACGCCCACCAGGGCCAGCAGGGCGATGATCACGGCGGCCCAGTTGGCGCCGGTGCCCAGGCTCCAGGTGGCCACGGCGGCGCCACCACGGCGCGTGGCATCGGCGGCAATCAGGCTGTCAACCTTCGCGGTGAGCTGGGCCAGGTCCGCTTTCGTCACCTGCCGGGATTCCAGCTCCACCAGCCGCTGTTCCAGCCGCTCAACCCGGGACATGCTGGCCGAGGTCTGCGACTGGCCCTGCACGATCGAGTTCTGCAGGCCGACGAGCAGCCCCTCAAGTCGCCCAAGGCGGTCGACCAGGGTCATCAGGCTGATCTCGCCGGGGTCTGCCATGCCCTTAGCTTTCCGTCGGAGTGATGGTGTGGCGGCGGCTGGTCATGGCGTCATGTCGGGGACACTTATGGGATCGCCGCCGCGATGGCGTTGATCAGCGTGGTGACGCGGGCATTGAGCAGGGCGAGGTCTAGGGATTCGCCGATGCTGTAGAAGGCAAGGCGGGCGTCAGAAAAAGACGCAGCAGGAGTGCCTCGACAAAACACCAAGATATTTCCATCAGCGGGAGCTGATGATGGGACTGAGACAGGCTGAGTAGCTGATCCTCTTCTTGCAAAAAATGTACTTGCGCTGCTTCTTGAGTGTCCGACAAACCCAGACAGGCTACCTGCGAACGATGTGTTGGTACTGCCATTTGAGCGGTTCCAGAGGCCGGAAGTAGGGGTGCTAGAAAAAATACTGTTCGCTCCAGTTGTCGCGAGGGCATGCGAGCCAATCAAGTGAGCAGTCCCAGATGCTACACCAGAAACAAATAAAGCATTGTGGTTGCTATTTTGCGGATCGGCGTTATTGTTTCTATTGCTATTCAGATACTTTGTACTCCCATCTCCCACCAACCCCGTCTTCCTGTTGTAATCCCCCGCCACAAAGTTAACGTTCGTCGGCGCCGTCCCCACCAGCGGAACCAAGCATCCATCCAATGTCCGGGCTCCAGCCAGGATGCAAGACGCCTTCAGCGCAGTCCAGATGCCGTCTGCTTTGCAACCGACCACGAATGCGTTGATCGCATCACGCACCGCCACCTCAAGGAACTGCCCATCAGCAGCTTCAACTGCAGTCAGATACGCCTGAGCGTCGGCGTCTGAGACAGCAGGCGGCGGAACAGCAAACCTCCCCGTTCCCATCCAGATCACTGCCATCAGCCCACCCTCTCCCATGTCAGTGACTCGCGCTCAGCCGTAGCCGGGTCGTCGGCCATGAACTGGCCATCGCTATCACGCGCCTGCACAACCACCCATTCGACGCCAGCGGCATCGGTCCAGCTCTGGCCAATGCTCTCTGCAGCCGGCAGCGGGAACAGGCTGTAGACGCCTGCCAAGCGGTGCGCATCCATCAGGGCCTGCAGCTCCGCCAATCCTTCGGCGCTGAGCTGAAGCTGACCGAGCAGGAACCAGATCGCTTGTTGAAACGCCGGGCGGTTCTCGCGGCCACTCAGGCAGTCCTGGATGGCGCCCAGAAACACGGTCATCGCTGCCGCCTGGTCGCCTGATTTCCCCGGTGTGGCCACCACGGTGCCGTAGACCTGGCTCGCGAGCAGGCCGCCATAGAACCCGCCATAGTCCGGGCCGGGAGTCGGCGGTGGCGGCAGGTCTTCGATGGTCCAGCCCCATCGCCATTCACCGGCGGCCAGGTCCACCGTGCGGGTCTCAATCAGCCGCTGGGTGCTGGCGTCGTACTCGGGGGCAGGATCGCGCACGATCTGCAGCACCAGATAGCGCGGGTCAAGCCCCACCACCGGCTCATCATCAGCGCGGGGGTAGTCGCGGACCTGCTCGGTCTCGGTGTCAAACAGGCACAGGTTGGGCATCATCAAGACCTCCGCACGAACAGCGAGACTTTCAGCCCCGCGCCGGCCACCGTTGAGCCGATCTGGTCGATGTCGATCGAGATCTCCGCGTCATCCGCCAGGGCGGTGTCGGTGATCGTCGCGGCAGCATCGGCGGTGGTGCTGGTGGTTTCATCGGCGTCGATGCTGAGCTTCGTGCCCAGCACACTGGTGCCGCCCTCGTTGATGTCCACGATCAGCGTGCTGCCGGTGGGTGCGGTGTTGACGTTGGCCCGCACCGCCAGCAGCGTGGCGGCAAACGGCATCCTGAACCGGACGCGATTCGTGCCGGTGGTGAGTGAGCTGGTCTCGTCACCCACCGGCACCACGATCACGTCGGAATCGCGCTGGTGGACGTGATCCGACCGCGATGCACTGGCAGCCGTGCCAGCAGATGCTGTAGCTCCCAGCGCCTGTGGTGTGGCGTCGGAATAGGTGGCATCGGCACCGTCTGCACCATCTGCACCTGCAGGGCCAGTGGGTCCGGCGGGGCCGGTCTCGCCTTGCGGTCCCTGCGGGCCGGTGGCACCGTCTGCGCCATCCGCACCATCAGCACCAGCTGGGCCGATCAGTGACGTTGGCAATCCCCAGGCGCCTGACACCTTCGGCCCATAGATCGCTGATGCGCTGACGTCGATGTAGAAGTCGCCGTCCTCACCGGTGCCGCCGCCGGGTGCTCCGATCCCGCTCAGAATCGTGCGGCCATCGATGCCGTCCGCACCATCGGCACCCGCTGCGCCTGGGGCGCCGTCAGCCCCGGCAGGGCCTTGCGCTCCATCAGCGCCGTCTGCGCCATCAGCGCCCGCAGGGCCGGTCGGACCCGCTGGCCCTTGTGGCCCTTGGAGCGGCCCCAGGTTCACCCAGGCCGTACCGCTCCAGACGTAAACGTCACCGGTGCCGCTGACCAGGTAGGCGTCGCCAGCCGTGGCGCTGCCCGGCAGTTCGCCCACCGTGGCGACAGTGCCGAGGATCGTGAAGCCGGTTCCGTCCGCACCATCCGCACCATCAGCACCCGCAGGACCAGTCGGGCCGGCTGGACCTTGCGGTCCCTGGGGGCCGGCCTCGCCCTGGATGCCCTGCGGTCCCTGGGCACCAGCTGCACCGGCGGGGCCTTGCGGCCCTTGGGGACCGACTTCGCCTTGGATGCCCTGCAAACCTTGCGGGCCGGTGGCGCCCGGTGCGCCGTCTGCTCCATTGGCACCATCCGCACCGGCTGGCCCTGCTGGACCCTGCTGGCCCTCGGCGATGTTGAAGACGCTGGAGCCCCAGGCGCCGGCTGTCTTTGGCCCGTAGATGTCGCCGGTGGTGGTGTTGAGGTAGAAGTCTCCGTCGCTGCCGACCTCGGCGCCCGGTGCGCCGGCATCCTGCAGCCAAGCGGCACCCACGCCAGCCGGCCCTGTCGGTCCTGCAGGCCCAGGCGGGCCGGGCGTGACGACCTTGATCACCTGCGGGCAGGTCATGGATCCCTCCGGGTTGTGCGCAGCGCCACGGTCACGGGACCAGTCGCCAGACAGTGGTCATCGGCTGCAGCGGCGCCAGGCGCCACCATCAGGCAGTCGTAGCGGTAGGCCTTGCCGACCCTGAGGCTGTTGACCAGTGCCTCGGGGAAGATCAGGCGGACGATCCCGCCAGACGGGTTCAGGTCCACCGTCACCGGGTAGAGCGTGCGACCCTTCTCATCGCTGACGGTCGCATTCACGTCCCAGCCGGTGAACGGCCACGGAGTGGTGGCGGCGCTGTTGCTGAACAGCCGCAGCTCCAGCAGGGCATCGAGGCCCTGCTCCATCTCCCAGACGTGGCCTTCGACCCATGCCATGCCTCAGGTTTCCGGCTTGTCGCCCTTCGGCCGCAGCTTCTTCACCACCGGCCGATGCTCGGTCTCCTGCTGCAGCTCCAGCGGCGGGGCGGGCACAGCCGGGCGATCGCCCATCACCCGCTGCAGCTGCTCCGGTGTCATGCCGGGCATCGTTGCGATACTCATGGCTGCGCCTCAAAGATTGAAGGGCTGCCCCGTAGGACAGCCCAGAGAGAGCGATCAGGCTCAGGCGTACTGAAGGCTGATCGTGTTGGTGCCGGCCGGAACGGCAAGCCCGTTGGTGACGGTGCCAGTCGCCGAAGCGCTGGTCACGTTGTCGTTGGTCTTCGCGAAGCTGATCGTGGTGGCGGTCTTCGCGGTGATCGTGAAGACGCCATCGAAGACAGCGTTGCTGCAGAAGACCGTCACAACCTCACCCACCAGAAGCGAGTGGGTGCCAACGGTAACGGTGGCTACGTTGTCGGTCAGAGCGACATTCGTGACCGTCAGGGTGCCGCTGCCGGGGATCAGGCGAACGGCCGTCACGCGCACATCGCCGGTGACATCAGGAGTCGGCGCCTTGCGGCACAGATCGCCCACCACAGCACCAGAGAAGGGAATCTCCTGGATGCCGGGGGCAAGGGTCACCGTGCCGAGGGTGGCGTAGGTCGACGGGGTGGTCGAACCTTCGGGAACGTGAGCCGCCTGGACGATGTAGCCGCCGGCGGAAGTGCTGGATTGGCCGTGAGCCACCAGCTTGAACACGTCCTGGGCCTCCAGGCGGGTGTTCAGCAGCTGCTCAGCACCCGTGCGAGTGGTAGCGGCGCGGCCTCGGGCGCCAGCAGCGACGGGGCCCACCAGAACGGTGGCGGCGTCGAGCGTATAGCCCCTGCGCGGGGCGAGACCAGTGGAGCGTGCCATAGGGCGTTACCTCAGATGAACAGGGGAAGAGATCAGGCCACCACGGCCGCATCGGTCACGCCATAGAGGCGGGCGGCGGAGCGACCGTTGTAGATCGCCATGCCGCAATACCACTCGATCCGCGTACGGTCGACGGGAGCATCAGGCACCTCACCCATGGCCCGCACCGAGATGCCGAACTGCCCGCGGCAGCGGCCCTGGATGGCAGTGGTGAGCAGATCACCCATGGCCACGCAGTAGATGCTGGTGCTGGAGCTGGCCTCGGTGAACGGCTGAACCGGCAGATTCTGCGCGTTGGTGTCGGTCACGATGATCGGCACGTCCCCGTACTGCGTCACCCGACGGCCGAAGCTGTCGAGCTCATAGTTGATGAACCCACCGATGTTGGTGGCACGGCTGGCGGTGTTGAGCCGGCGGCGCATCTTCTTGTTCATGATCAGCACCTTCTGGCCGCCCATGGCGTCGCAGGCGTCGATCAGCTCATCGAGAGCAGAGAGCGACAGGGCGCCGTTCATGTTGATCGCCTGGGAGCTGCCGGCATTGATCCGGCGCTTCAGGCCATCGAACGAGCGAGGATTGACCGACTCATCACCGTTGATGAACTGGTCCTCGAAGGTCATCCGCATGGAGGTGACCTTCATCCGCACCTGATCACCCACGGCATCAGGGCCGCGCATGTCAATGATGCTGGTGTCAACGTCCACCTCAGCGCCCAGCACCTTCAGCCGCTCGGACTGGGGGTTGAGCACGCCATAGGAGGCGTCGAGGGTTTCGTTGATGCCACGGAAGCCGACGGACGGCAGTTCCTGCTCGACGTCGTAGAAGACGCCTTCACCTTCCACATCCTGGAAGGGGATGACGCGCATGAGTTCGCCTTCGGCGAGTTCACGAATAACGGCGAGGCGGGCCGGATCCCTTTCAGATTTGGCCGCCTCCAGAAGGGTCAAGCCCATGGGAGAACTGTTGAATGAACGACGGGTTGTGGCATCACGCCGGGGTGGGAGGCATCACGCTTCCCGCATTGCCTGAGAGTGCCGGTAGCTGTTAAGCCGTCCGGCGGCGTGCACCGAAGCTCTCGCGGAACAGTTGGCCGGTCGGCACCTTCGTCAGATCGGCGCTGTTGCTGACGCGGCCGTCACGGCCGGAGCGGGCGCCGCTGCCGCTGCCGTACTCGGGCTGAAAGTGCATCCCATGCACGGGATCCTTGCGGAGCTTCGCGAAGAACTCGGTCGGCGTGATCCGCTTGCCGGTCTCCTCATCGAGCCGGGGCGAGCCGTCGGCATCCACCAGGTACAGGCCGCCCTTGTCTTCGGCGAAGTCGTTGCCGTAGAGCTGCCAGATGTAGTCGAATGGCGTGCGGCCGTCGATGCTGCTGGCCTCGGTGGCACCCTTGGCCTTGAGGAACTCGCGCTCTGTCTTGATCCGCAGCGCCTCGCGTTCGGCGGCGGTCTTCTGCTGCTGCAGCTCGCCGGTGATCCGGGCCAGCTGCTCCTGATACTTCCGCTCCTGCTCCTGCAGGCGCAGGGTGGTCTGCTGCTCCACCATCAGCCGCTGCTGTTCGGCTTCACGGGCCCGCTGGCGGGCTTCGTCGAGCAGCTTCGGGTCCACCTGGCCGACTTCGCGAAGCTGGGCATCCAGCTGGGCGGCGCGGGCGGCTTCCTGCTTGCGTTGCTGCCGCTCGGCCTCAAGCGCTTTCTTCAGGCGGGCGATGTCATCGCTGGGCTCGCCGGTGGTGGTGTCTTGCTGGTCGGTGGCCTGCTGCTGGAGCTCAGCGGTCTGGGTGGGATCTTGATCGGACATGCTCGGGCATCACGCCTCAGTGCCCCGTAGCTTTCCGGTCCTGCTGCTGGGCCAGCTTCAGCCGCTGCATAGCGATGCGGAGCTGCGCGGCTTCCACCAGTGCGGCCTGTGCGTCGGTGAGGGGCTGCTGTTGCTGGGTGGTCATGGGGTTAGGTCAGCTTCACTGAAGCCCAAGGCCAGGCACATGGCGCGGCAGTAGTCGGGGTCGTCCCAGTCCCAGAAGAAGATGTCTCCAGGGCCGGGTCGGCTGTTGATATCCCAGTAATAGCCTAGCTCTGCAAAGTTACCACTATCTTCTATGGCTTTATAATAGCTCGGCGCGTCAATGTCCTCTTCGGGCTGGCGAACGAGAAGCGAGTCGTTGAACGGGTTAGCCTCCCAGTCTTCTACAGTACCAAGCCACTCAGCAAAGCAGAATCGTGCGTCTGCCTTTGTGACGTTAGTTTTGCTATTAGCATAGATGCCCTGACGAGGATCTCTGGTAACTAAGTTCTTGCCTGTCGGGAATGGCTTGATCTGCGATGTAAAAGTATTTAGAATGTTAAGCCTGTTAAAGATTGTTGGCGTATAGTTAAGCCAAAGAGAATACTCTGTCATTCCTTCGCTTGCTTCTATTAAAGTGCCGAAAATATCTGCAGGGAGGACCGCCGGCGGCGACCCCGTTTCCCACGTATTAATGCAGCTATTAACGATTGATGGGACCGATATTCGCCGTATTCTGTTTCTATTTACAACAAATGCTGCTCGGTCTCTTACTTCATTGAAGCCTGGTGCACCGGGAAAGAATTGCTTTCCATAAAAAAAGGTGACCACGATACCTGTATCATTGTCAACTGGCAAGACGAAGACTGGCGTGGCCGGTCGACCGCCAGGATCTTGAGAAAAGGTAACAGGATCAGTCTTCAGCGAGCGCGAATAATCGCCGCACCATACTTCGCCTGTCCATTGACTTGTTGGATTAAATGTGCCGGTTGCAAACGCGTTGCTTCCCCAGCTATATGAAGTAATCCCAAACCTCAGATCATCCCCCAACACCCCCGCCCCATGCTGCGGCTTCCGCCAGCCCCTGCTGCTGGCCCCGGCCTTCCTGAACTGCGCGCGCGGCCTGGTGGATGGCCGTGGCTTCGCCTGCTCCTGGCTCAGCCCCAGCCGGCGACGGTTCGCCAGGATCCTGGCCTTCACTACCTCCAGGATGGCGAACGGCACATCCTCCAGGTCCAGGTTGACCTCAGGGCTCATGGCTTGATGCCGAGGGTGATGTTGAACCCACGCGACTGGCCGGCCGACAGCACGATCGGCACGTCGTACAGGTTCACTGCATAGGGCGCCGTGCGGCTGGCGAGCTTCACCACCATCGCGTCGAACGTGTAGCCCGCGCCGGTGGCGGAGAACTGCCCAGTGAGCACCGGCGCCTCCATCCGGCCGGTGGTGCTGTTGAAGACGGCCGTGCCGACAGTGCCGGTCACGGCGGCGTAGCCGTTGCTGCTGGCCAGCTCAGCCGCCTCCCATGCCGACAGGCTGCTGGCAATCGTGAGGCTGCCCTTGGTGGCGAGGAACACCTTGTAGGCGCCGGTCAGGATCAGGCCGGCTTCGTAGGTGAGCTCACCTTGGGTGATGACGAACGGCATGATCAGGCCACCGTGAAGGTGAAGATGCCGCTGGCGTTCCACACCAGCTTGAAATCGGTGCCGGTGCCGGCAGACTCGCTGCCGCCGAAGTCAATGAAGGCGACCGGCGGATCGTTCGCATCGGTGTCGTTGTAGATGATCGCGTAGGCCGCCTCCAGCGCAGCGCCGGTGGCGGTCCAGGTCACGTCGTCCGCGTCGAACTTCGCGTCGTTGGTGGTGACCGTGGTCACCGCGACATTGGCCAGAGTGGCACCACCAGCGGTGTAGCCGGTGTTGCTGACCTCAGTCCCGCCGGTGGCTGCCAGGGTGGTGTGCGTGGCGTCGAAGGTGGCCGCCGTGAGCAGCTTCACCTTGTAGGTGTCGCCCGCCGCATTGGCGCCGGAGGCGAACCGTTGCGCCGTGTGGTTGTAGAGGCTGATCGTGACGGCCATCGGTGACTAGGGGTGTGGCCCTAGGTTTCCGGTTTAGGCGTCAGGGAATGCCGTCCGGGAAGCGGATCCGGTGCGACAGGGGTGCGGGGGGTGGTGGCGTGGTGGGAGTAGAGCATCATGCGTCAGGTTACCGTGAGTGACCACTTGGAAGCGAGCGCATACTTCACGTTGTTGGCGTCTACATCGCTCAAGACGCTGGAAAAGCACGCAACCTCAGCAATCAAGCCATACCAGCCGCGACCGCTGTATGCACGGTCCATTCCAATCTGAAAGCCATTGGTAAGCGTAACCGCTGAGCCGTTGCTATTCTTGACGCGCATTAGCGCCGGGCTGTTGATTGTTGGCAGCACGGCAGAAAAGCTGTTCGTAGCGCTGCCGTTCAGGAATACTTGATTGAAAGATCCCGCATACATGCCAGCCGCGCCAAAGGAGCCGGTGAGATTCACAGGCTCATTTGTGCCGCCGATCAAGCCATTATAACTTGGAAATGTTGATCCAAACGCCGCATCAAGGACAATAAAAACATCTGCGATAGCGGTTGACGTGGTGCTTGTATTGCGCAAATAGTTACTATGGGGGGCGCTTCCCCAGTCGCAGCAGGTCAGCGCGTTGTTTGTCCATGTTGCCTGCGCTGGGCCAGTGGTGGATTTTGTGAGAGTCCATCCCCGGCTGCCTTTGTCTGTGATGCTTGTGATCTGAGAGCTTGCAACTGTTACCGTTGCAGCATCAGAAAAGTCATACCAGAGAACAGGGCTCAGGTCGCTTATCTGGAATGGCGGCCAGATTTGCGCCTGCTGCGCAATGCTCTGCTCATTTGGAAACCACAGCCCAGTCGCTGCGTTAGTAGTTGGCACCCTGCGCTTACCCAGCAGCCCCCCATTAAACCCCAACATCACGAAATATCCTCGTACGAAATCACCAGCTCCAGATCCCCTGCAGCGCTGGCCTTGGCTCGCAGGCTGTCGCCTTCCTCCAGGTAGATCGGTGCCTCTCGCGTCACCAGCACCTGCGTCGCATCCGCCGGCACCGCGATTGTCTTGGCCAGATAGAAATCCGTCGTGCCGTTGTAGTACGTCAGGTCAATGTCAGCAGCTGCGGTGCCGTCCACGTTTGCGCAGTAAACCGAGTTCACCTTGAGCACCTTGCCCGAGCTGGCGCTGTTGCTGAGAGCTGCCGCCAGGGTGTCGGTCACGGCGTAGCCGTCGGTCTTGCCGGTGACGGTTGTCGGCTCTTTGAGGTTGGGTGCTGCCATGGCCTAGGTTGCCCACCATTCCCCGTAGCTTTCCGGCCACCATCCGTAGTTCTGCTGGGCCCAGCTGCTCCAGAAGTCTGCGCCACCGATGCGTGGCGGCAGTGCCGTGATCGTGATCTGAGCCACTGGCACCTCCAGGAACGTGCCGGTCAGCACCACCGGCGCCAGGCCCGCAAGCTCGATCACCGCAACCGGCACAGCCACTTCAATGCGCGGCCTGCCCACCTGCTCGGGCACCAGCGCCGCCACCGTCACGGCCGCAAGGGGCACCTCTACCACCAAGGCCGTCTGCACCACAGGCGCCACGGCTGCCACGCCGACCGCAGCGGCAGGCACCGCCACGCTGGCGCCGGTCAGCACCACCGGCACCTGTCCTGCCACGCTGATCACGGCCACCGGCGGCGACACTGCGGTGAACTCCTCCAGCTCTGCCACCGGTCCCGTCGCGATCGCCGCCGTCTCCGGCTCCAGCGTCAGCCCGTACTCGAACTCCCGCACGATCAGCAGCGGGCCAGTTGCCAGGCGGATCTGCTCCAGCTCCAGCGTCGGTGCCACCAGGCCCTGACTGCCGCGATAGAGCGCGAAGCGGTCGCTGCCATTGCTCGGCAGGGCCGCCAGCACCGGGCCAGGGTTGCGGGCGCTGAAGTCAGCCGGCAGCACGATGCTGTTCGCCTTGACGCCCACGCCTGCGGTGCCTGCCGCCACCTGCTGCAGGCCAGACACCGGCACCGGCACCCTGACCCAGCTGGTGGTCGGCTGACTGCTGCCATACCAGCCGCTGACGCCCAGCAGCATCAGGTCACTGCTCACCACCATGCCCTCCGGGCCCCAGGCGTAGCTGCTGCTGTCCATCAGGAACGCGCCCTCGATGCCGGCGAGCTGCACATAGACCGGCGACAGGTCCAGCGTCGGCGCTTCGTTCCAGCCGGTGACGATGTTCTGGCCGTAGGCGTGTCCCACGTCCAGCGCCGACTCGGTGCGGCCGAAGGCCTGTGCGGCAGCCGTGGCGCCACCGGGAATCAGCTTGCGGATGCCCTTGACGTACTCGAAGTAGTCATCCGGCGCAAACGGCATGTCGTAACTGGCCGTGACTGTGGTGTCGTCCGGGTTGAAGGCGGAGCCGTTGAACAGCACCACGCCGGTGAGCACCTTGTCGTTGCTGACCTCGGTTTCGGTGGTGGTGTAGTCGCTGTCGCTGGTGTCGAAGTCATCCGGCCCGGTCGGCACAAAAGGCGCCCAATCAGGAATGCCGTCGCTGTCGCTGTCAGTGTCAAAGTCGGTTCCGGTCGGGACATACGGCGCCCAGTCCGGGACGCCATCGCCATCGGTGTCTTTGTTGTAGTCGGTCCAGTCGGTGGGGATGTATGGCTGCCAATCAGGAATGCCGTCGTTGTCGCTGTCCTGATCGAAGTCCTCCCAGGTGGTCGGAATGTAAGGCTGCCAATCAGGAACACCATCGCTGTCGGTGTCCTTGTTCCAGTCCTCCCAGGTCTGCGGCACGAACGGCGCCCAGTCGGGAATGCCGTCGTTGTCTGTGTCCTGATCGTAATTCTCCCAGTTGACAGGATCAGGCACGAAAGGCGCCCAATCCGGCACGCCATCGCTATCAGTGTCCTGGTCAAAGTCCTCCCATCCAGTCGGCACATAGGGCGCCCAATCCGGCACGCCGTCGCCGCTGCTGTCGCCAGTGAAGTCCTCCCACTGCACCGGCACGAATGGTGCCCAGTCGGGCACGCCATCATTGTCGGTGTCGGCGTCGAACTCCGGCCAGGTCGTCGGCACGCTATCCGCCCAGTCCGGCACACCGTCGCCGTTGCTGTCCCGGTCGTAGTCCGTGAAGTCCTGCGGAACGTACGGCTCCCAGTCGAAGGTTCCGTCGCTGTCGCTGTCGCTGTCGTAGTCCTCCCAGGACTGCGGAACGTACTCATTCCAATCCGGCACACCGTCGTTGTTGCTGTCGGTGTTGTAGTTCTGCCAGTTGCCGTCCGTGCCAGCATCAGGGATGTAGCTGGTCCACCCATTGTCGTTGCCGTAGACATCGGCCGGGGTGGCGTCGCTGGGACGATCGCCGCTGCCGTTCGTGATGCTATCCCTCGCAATGTCCTGATCCGGCGGCTTCTGCGGCACCGGGATGCGGCCGGTCTCGATCTGCACTTCGGTGCCTTCGTAGACCAGGGGCACCATTGCGCGAACGAACGGCTCAACGATCTCTGGGAACTTCACCGCGTCGCTCTTCATCTCCTTGCCGCGCTTCGCCGCGTAGTTCTTCCACTCCGATGACTCCGCCGCTGCGATGTAGCGCTCTGTTCGCGTGCGCGTCACATCACGACCGTCGGATGTCTTGCTGTAGTCCATCCGCCGGATGGTGCGGTGGCTCAGGATCAGCTCGCCGCCCGATGGCCTGAAGTTACCCCACTCCTCCAGCTGCAGGCCGCCGGAGAACTGCGCCATCGACACATACTGATCTGACGTCTCGGTCTTCAGCACCGGTCCATCGACCGTGGTGATGTACTCGCTGGTGGTGATGTTCTCGGAGATCGCGTCGCCACTTGGCAGGCCAAGTTTCTTCCCGAGCCGCCACGCCACATAGCCGGGGTTCACGGCTGCGATCGTGTTGCGCGTCCGGTCAACCTTGCGCGTCAGAACTTCGCTGCTTTGCGGCTTGCCGTCGCGATCGGTGTAGGACAGTGCCGTGTATGTGCTGGTACTGGTTCCGTTGGTTGTGCTGGTCAGCGTGACGGACTTCTGCTCTACCTGGTTCTGGTTATTGGTGGTCTTGTATTCAATGACGAGCTTGCTTGACGGCCCAGTCGTCTCGCTCTTGGTCCACAGATTCGTCATCGCCTCACCTCACCGCGGCCGTGTACCGCACGATGTAGTTGTCTGCCGGCTCGGTGCCGCCGGTGATCGGCTCAATGCTCACCAGGTTGCCGGCCGTCAGGATCGGCCCGGTGCCGCCGGTGGTGAACTGCAGCGGCACCACCTCGAGCGTTTCATTCGGCAGGATCCGCCCGAAGCAGCACTCCGAACGGATCAGATCACCGATCAGCTGCACATAGCCCACCGACAGGTCGATGCTTTCGCGTAGGAAGGCGAACCGCAGGCGACGGCTGGTGGGTGCCAGGGTCAGGCCGATCCGGCTGCAGCAGAACTCCAGCAGCCGCTGCGCATAGATCGGCGCTGGCGCCAGCGCCTTCTCCGCATCGGTCAGTCCCGCGAACCACGACGGGGCATTGGCCGCCGCGAAGTACTGGTCCTGATCCTTCCGGTCCTTCATCAGCGTCAGACGGCAACCCACCTCCACCTCGGAACGGCGCTCCAGCGGGTAGGCCATCGAGCGGATCACCCGCAGCGGCTTCGGGAACCGCGACACCCGGCCAGTCTGCGGGCAGGCCACCAGGAAGCTCACCAGCGTGCCGCGAGCCGGCGTGACGAACCCATCGAACTGCAGCCGGCCCTGGGTCATCACCAGCCCTGAGCGGTCGCTGATGTGGTTCGTGCCCACGTCACCGCTGGCGCAGACTCCCAGGTCGGTGGCGACGATCGCGCGCAGGTCAACCGTCATCGCACCTGCCGCAGCTCCAGGCTGATCGTGAACCGCGTCACCCGGGCCCCGTTGACGATCACCGGCGTCTGCTCCACCTGCGGCGGCGACACCGGGAACCAGTCGCCGACTGCCGGGGTGGTGGCGATCGTGGTCTCAAACCAGCTGCGGATCGTGTCATCCGCGCCGACCGTGTGGGTCCAGCCCTGCACCCGCCGCACCTTCGTCGCCAGCAACGGCCCGCGGATCACATGCGTGCCGGTGGCGGCCAGCTCCATCGACGGCCCGCCGTCAAAGCCCGGCGCCTCGGCCGTGAGGTTCAGCGTCAGCCCGCCGACGCTGAGCGTGCCGTAGGTGCTGTCGTTGTCGGCCACCTGCGTGCCGATCTCCTGCTCCCGCAGCATCACCGCCAGCTGCTGCGTGGCATCCACCAGCTCGAAGCTGACGCCGACCATGGCGCCGGCGGCGGTGGGGATCGGCGGCGACGAGAACCAGGCCGGCACGTTGCTCCAGCTCAGGCCCCAGATCTGGCCGCTGGTGCTGACGGTGCTGCCGACCGCCAGGGACACCATCGTGTCCTGATCGGCCAGGCGGTTGGTGCGCCAGGTGGTGTAGATGCCGTCGAGCGTCAGCCAGTCGGCAGGCGTCAGGATGCAATCCACCGGCCAGCGGCGTGCCGTGCGGCCCGACAGGCTGTCGCCGCTGTGGGCGAAGGGCAGGCCTTTCAGGGCGCGGATCGTGAGCCCGCCGACGGTGATGCTCATGTCACCTCAGCTGCTGGAGCGTCCGCAGCACCTGGCTGCCACTGACCCCGGTTCGCTGCGTGACGTTGATGTTCCATTGACGCCGCGCCAGCTCGCCCACTTCCTGCCTGAGCTTTCCGATCTCGACTGCCAGTTCTGCAGTGCCGCCCGGGGCCGCCATGCCACCAGCAGACGGCAGAGCGCCGGCATCCTGCAGCCGGGCGGTGATACCAGCCGGCACGACGACACCGCTCGACGGCGCCCGCCAGATGGCGTTCTGCGGTGCGTTGATCAGCGACAGCCGGCCGGCCGACAGGAAGGCCTCCTGGCCGAGCTCGTTGATCTTGTACTCAGCGCCGGCCTCCACCGGGCCACCGGTCCAGCGGGAGCCGGGGAGGTTCGAGGCCTTAAGCAGCCAGTCGTAGAACCGCTGCGCCTCAACCGCCGCTTCCCTGGTCCGATCGCGAACGGCCGTCATCCCGCCAGCGAGGTTCAGGCTGGCGATCCGCTCGGCAAACACCTTCGCGCTACTGAGGAAGGCCGCGAAGTCCCGGGCACCCTGCGCTGCCGCCGGGGCGTTCTTGCCGGTGGACACGAAGGCGTTGGCGATGTCGCCGGCCGGCGTCTTGCCCTGAGCCAGGCTGTTGCGCAGGGCGTCGGTGGATCCCCGGGCGTCCCGTGCGCTGCTGCCGCTGTCGCCGATCAGCTCGGCCACGTCATCGGCGGCGACGCCGGCATTAACCAGGGACTGGCGCAGTTGATCCGTCGCCGTCTTGGTGCCACCAGCGGCCCGGGTGCCGGCGTCGTAACCGCCCTTCGTCTTGCCCAACTCGGCATTCGTGCTCTGCACCGCCCGGGCCACGTCCTGCTGGTTCCGGCCAAGCACCAGCGAGCCATCGGCCGCACGGCCGATCGCCAGGCCCGCCTGCTGCGCGATGCCGCGGAAGCGCTCCTGCTCCTGCGCGCTCTGACCACTGAACACCGCGACCCGTTCCATGCCGGAGCTCAGGTTGCGGCTCGCCACCAGGGAGCCGTCGGCGGCGATCTTGAAGCCCTTGGCGGCGGCTTCTGCCTGCAGGCCATTGCGAGCGGTCTCACCAGCGGCTGCAGCGATCGCCCGTTCGATGGGCTGGGTCTTCGCCAGCGTGCCGGCCTTCTGCTCCACCACGCCGAGGATCTGGTTCTGCAGGTTCACCTGGGCCTGTGCCGCGGCCTTTTCCTCGGCGGTGGTGGCCTTCGCCAGGTTCGCCTGCGCCTCGAGGATCTTGGCCTTCTGCTCCAGGATCTGCAGATTCGCCTCTGTCCGTGCCTTCTCCTGGCTCAGCAGCAGCATCTGTCGCTCCAGGGCCTGCTGCTGCACCAGCGCCTGGTAGCGGGCCGACAGTGCCGCCCGGTCCACCCGGTCGATCTCGGCTTTCTTCGCGGCGATCGCCGACTCACCAGCGCCGCGCTCCTCCAGGCCCTTCAGCTCGAACTGGAGCGCCGAGCGGGTCACGTTGAAGCGCGACTGCTCCAGGTCGCCGACCGCCTTCGTCAGCCCCAGCAGCTGCTGCCCCACCGCCAGCTGGGCCTCCAGGTTGCGGACGGGGGCGCTGGCGAGGATCTTGTTCAGTTCGTCTTCGGCTTTCTTCTGCTTCTCGATCGCATCGACCTGCTCTTTGGTCTTCGCGATGTTTTCAACCTTGGCGCCAGTCGTTTTGTTAGTCCGATCAGCGACACCCTGAAGCGCAACGATCAGCCGGCCGGAGACACTCGCCTCCACCTCCATATTCTTGGCGTTCTGCTCGGCGATCTTCGCCAAGTCGTTATTGCCGGCCGCCCGATACGATGCGGCCAGCTCTCGATATGCCGCCGCCTGCCCGGTTGCTGCTTCCTTGATTGACTGGAGGCTGGCGATGCGCTCCTGGACGCTCTTGGCTTGCTCGGGTGTCAGCGTTGTGGCGTTTTTTAGCTCAACAAATGTCTTTTGCGCTGCCTGCTGAACCTCGGTGAACTTCGCTTGAAGCTGCTGCGATTGGTCACTGATCGTGCCAAGTGCATTTGCCTTTGAGAAGTTGTCAACCGCTGAGTAGAACAGCCGGATCACGCCTTCCAGTGGCGCAGCGATCAGCCGCAGCGCAATGGGCAGGTTCTCGAAGAACTTGATCACGCCATTGCTGTTTTGGGCCAAGGCCTTGTTCGCTTCGCTGGCGTTCTCCGTGGATCCAGAGACGGCATCCAGCGCCTTCTGCGTCTCCAGCAGCCGCTCCTTGTACCCTTCCGATGCTTCCGACGCGGCACCGGTGATCTTCTGATAAGCCTCCACTGCAGCAGCGATGTAGGCGAACCGAAGCGCGACGACGGCGACTTGGCCAGCAAGCCCGAGCAGCGCCTTGCCGATTCCGCCGATGGCCGACAGGAGGCCCTGGCTGCGCACGGCGGTCGTGAAGACCTGCCATTCAACCTTTGCAGCAACGATGGCTCTTTGGAAGTCCTGTTTGATGGTGCTTGCGATACTCCTGAAGAACCCGATCAGCTCCTGAACTTGCTGCGTTTGCAGCACAGCGGTAAACAGAGCTGCAGCGGTTCGGGCGCCAACATAGGCACTGGTCAGAGCGACCAGTGCGCCTGCAACGGCCCTGACTGGGCCGGGAAGATTGAGCGCGACATTGACAACATTATTGAAGGCGTTGATTACCGCCGTCACCGGCGGCGCCAATCCCTCAAACGCCTGAACCGCAAGATTGCTGAACGTGTTTCCAAGCCGCTTGAGCGACCCGTCAATCGTGTTCGTTGCTTGTTCAGCCGATCTTGCGGCGACGCCTGCAGCCCCAGCCTGGTTTCTCAGGAACTGGTTGTACTTCGCCAGCTGATCATTCACCAGCGGCTGGATCGCGGCCTGTGCCTCGACCGATCCGGTCAGCTTGATGATCGCGTCCGCTGAACCACCGGTCCTCTTCGCCACCTCGGTCAGCAGTCCGCCGAAGCCCTTGGCCTTCAGCGCCGAGGCCGAGAAGTCCAGGCCCAGCTGCTTGGCATAGGTCGACGCCTCCACCGATGGCTTCAGGATCGAGCTGATCGCCTGCCGCAGACCGGCGAACGTGCTGCCCACCGGCACGCCCTGCGCAGTGGCGACCGAGATCGCAGCGTTCAGCTCCTCGATGCTGACGCCAGACGCTGCGGCGACCGGTGCGATGCGGCCGATCTCGGTGGCGTACTGGCCAACGGTGATCTTGCCGTCGTTCTGGGTCTGGATGAAGCCGTCGATCAGCTTGCGGGCCTTGTCGGACGACAGCCCGTAGGCGTTCAACACCGATGTCGCAGCATCCGCGACAGTGTTGATGTCGGTGAAGCCGCCAACGGCGCCGTCCTGCGCAGCCGAGAGGATGTTGGTGGCATCAGCGGCACTGGCGAAGCCGGATGAAGCGACGTCGTAGCTGGCTTTGAGCAGGTCCACCGCCGACACGTTGCCCTTGGTCGATGCGCTCAGCTTGAGCAGTCGGTTGCCCAGGTCGTCGGCATCCACCCCCAGGGTGCGCACCGCGGCCTTGGCGCTGTCGAACTGCCGCACCTGCTGCGGAATTGCGGCCAGCCCCTGCAGTGCCGCGGCGGCTGCGTTCGTCAGCGTGTTGGCCAGGCTGAAGGCGATGCCTTGCACCACTCCATCGAGCGCCCGCAGGCCGCCGGTCGACTGGCCAGCCTTCGCCAGCTCCTTCTCGGTCGCGCCGATCGCCGTCTGCAGCTCCCTGAACCGCTGCGAGCCGATCGCGACCTTGCCCAGCTCCGACTGCAGGCCCGCCAGCTTGGCGTTCAGGCCCTCGATGCTGCGCGGGTCTGCCTGCACCGCCACCCGGGCGCTGCGCAGGGTGTCGATCTGCTTCTGAACCGCGCTGATCTGCTGGTTCAGGACGATGACCTGCCCGCCATCAACGTTGACGGCCGCCTTCTGCGCCTTCAGTCGGCCCAGGTCAGCCAGCAGGGCGTCAATGCTGCGGTTGACGGCGCCCTGGATGCCGCCGCCGAGCGCCTGGCCGGCCGCCTGGCCCGACTGCTGCGCGCTGCGCTCAACCAGCTTGAAACCTTGCAGCAGCTCGGAGAAGTCACCGCCGACTGTGACTGAGAAGTCGCTCATGCTTCAACCACCACGGCCGGATTGGTCCACCGGATCACCACCTGCTCCATGACGCCGAGGCCTTCGCCGGCTACATCGAGCCCGCCGCTGGACTGACTGCCCTGCAGCTGCGAACTCACGGCGCCGGGCAGCAGGGCCACGATCCGGTTGCGCACCGCCTGCAGCTGGCCCAGCGCGCCCCAGGCGATGACGTAGATGCGCCAGGTGGGGTTCAGCAGCACCTCATCGCTCAGCAGCACTTCTTCGGCCTGGTTCGGCGACGCGGTGATCACCACCTCCAGCCCGCTGGTCACGGTGCCACTCGGCAGGCTGTCGCCACGGGCCATCACGCTGATCGCCGGCAGGGTGGCGCCACTGGCCAGGGTGTAGACGCCGAGCTCATCGCTGATGGCGTCATCGCCCACCAGCAGGTCGTAGATCTCCTGGGCCGTGGTGGGAGCGGTCATGCCGTAGGTTTCCGGCCCACAGCAAAGCCCCGGCAGCTAGTTGCCACCGGGGCCAGCCATCAACTCAGCGATCAGGCCAGGTCGAGTTCATACGGGCCATAGGCCTTGATGTTCGTCGACCACTTCACGATGCCGCCAGCGGGCGGGGTTTCGTTGAAGCCGGTGAAGCGCCCGTAGCCGTAGGTGGCCTCGTTGAAGCCAGTGGGGCCAACGCGGGCGTACTTGATCATCAGCCGTTCACGGACCGACTCCTTCGAGCAGATGCGCAGCAGCTGGTAGGCGGCATCCATGTGATCGGTGACGCCTTCCACCGTCCAGCTGAAGCCCTTGGATGTGGCGATGCTGGTCTCGAAGCTCTTGGCCTCGTCGTCGTAGGTGATGATCGTCTCTTCACCTTCGGTCTCGGCCGGGGCCGCATTGGTCAGGCCCAGCAGGCGGATCGGCTTGGCGGTGCCGTCCAGGGCGATGACACCGCTTGAGGCGGTGCCGGCCGCCACCGTGGCCTCGGTGATGTTGTCGGCGGTGAAGGCGAAGGCCAGGGTGAACGGCGTGCTGGTGGTGACGCCGGTGATGGTGTGGATGCCGTTGAGCGCGGCGAACGGAGCCGGCAGGCCATCCACGGAGATCACCGCACCCTGGGCAAAGCCATGGGCGGCGGCGAAGGTCAGCGTGGCCACGTTGGTGGCGATTGCAGCCTTGGTGATGGTCTTCGTCACCTTGTCGGCGAACAGCTTGAAGGTGGCGCCGGTGCCGCTCTTGCTGATCACCGCGTCATTGCTGAGCAGGCTGGTGTCATCGAGGAACTTACCGCTGCCGACACCGCCAAGATCCAGCTCGGTGAGATCCACTTCGGTGGTGATCACCGGCGCGAAATAGAACTTGTAGCCGTAGGCCTGGGAGTAATTCTGAGCCACAGGGAAGATGTGGAATGCTTCCCTGCCAGTGATCCGATCCCGCCTAAGACACGCACACGGCTTACAGAACCGGCGGAAACCTTGCCGTATCCCCACCCTGTAGTCCGTGGCCTGTTACCCGAAGGGCGTCTGCTACTGCCCCCACGTCAAGCGCCGGCCGTTCCAGGCCCGCGTCTGGTGGGCCGGCCGGTACTGGAGCCTCGGGTACTTCGGCAGCATCACGGAGGCGGAGATGGCAGCGGCGCGGGTGCGCTCGGAGATTCGCGAATGGGCAGACATGCAGCTGCCTCCGCCCACACTGCAGCCGCTCCTCCAGCGGGCGGAGCAACGGCAAGCCACGCCACCGGCTCCTGATCCCCAGGCCAGCGAAACGCCCGCACCTGATCCGCTGCCGAGTGCTCGGCGATGAGGAACCCGCACCAGGCCTCGCCCTGCCGCCGCGGCGCCAGCAGGATCGCATCGTCGGCCACCAGGGCCAGCGGGGATGGCGCCGGCTGTCCCTGGCCGGCCTGCAGCAGCGGCTCGTAGAACGTGAGCGCGAAGCTCGGGAACTGCCGCGCGGCGATCAGGGCCAGCATCGCGGCGCCGGCATCGGCAGGTGGCTGCTCGCCGGGCTCGCGGTTGCGGAACAGGCAGAAGTCCGCCAGCGGCGGGATCGTGGCGCCTTCCTTGGCGTGGATCTCGAGCGTCAGCTTCGCCAGGGCTGCCACCGGCAGCTCGGCCCAGTGCAGCTGCTGGTTCAGCCAGCGCTCGCCTTCTTCGATCGCCTGGAGGATGTAGTCGAGGGTGAGGTCTCCGAAACGGTCGGGGCCGAACTCAGGAGCAGCTGGCCAGAGCTGTCGGCATCGCCAGTAGAGCGCTCCCCAGTCGGTGGGCTCGGGGAGGCCTCCGGCGCGAGCTTTCCCAGGGTCTCAACCATGTCCTCCACCAGCTCGTCGGGGCTGCGCTGCGGCTTGTCGCCGGCCTGCTCCTCGGATGCAAACGCGAAGATCGCATCCTGCAGGGGCCCGGGCAGGTCGCCGCTGTCGTCGTCGGTCCAGGCCTGGCAGCCGGGCAGCCGATGGGTGATGACGGCGGTGATGGTCCGCAGCCGCTGCTGATCGAACGCATCCTGCAGGGCGCAGGACAGATCGGCGATCAGTGGCGCCTGGCGCAGCATCGCCCGCTGCTCGGCAGCATCGAGAGCCACCGGGATCCCCATGCGGGTGGAGATGATGCGGATCGCCATCCGCTGCGCTTCGGTCTCTTCGACGCCTTCGGCCACCAGCGCATCAGCCAGGCGGGAGCTCTCGCGGTAGACGACGCTCTGGTATTCGTGCTCACGGATCGCGATGATCTCCTTGCCCTTCAGGGCCCGGTAGACCGGAAACTCCAGGCTGCAGTCCTGGCCATCAACAGTGGCCGAGACCATGCGCGTGCGGATCGTCGGCGCAACGACGAACGGAAGCTGTGGCATCAGATGCCGGTGGTGGGGTGGCTTAGGTTTCCCGTCAGCGCCCCGCCTTGAACTTCGCCAGCCAGACATCCTTGAGCCGCTTCTGGAACGGGAACGGCTTGATGGCGCTCACGTTCTCAGTGCCGAGCACAGCGCGGGTCCATGGGCGGGGCGGCAGGATCACCCGGCGGGCCTGACGGTTGCCCCATGGGTAGATGGCAGCGCCTTCATGCACGGCGGTGGCGTAGCTGGCGCTCCAGGTGAAGGTGGCCTGGTAGCGGCCCTTCATCTGCCACGAGCCGGTCTGGCGCAGGTTCCCAAAGTCGATCAGGTTGCGCGGGCTGCCGGCCCTGACGCCTTCGCCAGCGTCGTAGCTGCGGGCCTTCTCCGCCAGCGTGGCGCCGTTGAGCTTGCGGGTCGGCAGATCCTGCGGCCAGTCCCAGGCCTTGGCCGTGAAGGACTGCTGAAAGGCGCCGTAGAGCTCCCCCATCACGATCTCCACCGCACGCTCTGCTGCTGCCTCGGCCCTGCGGCTCAGGTCGCCGGAGTCAATGCGCACCTTGATGCTCATGCCGGCACCTCCAGGCTGATCGACAGCGCATCGCCCAGGGCGGTCCGCAGCTCAGCGCCGATCCCGCCGACACCGAACACGCCGGCGACGCTGATCACCGTGGCCTCACCCTGCTGCCCACCGGTCAGGGTCGGCAGGCCCGGCAGGCTGCCGAGGAACCCGCGGCCGCTGACGCCAGGCAGCAGGCCATCAGGCGCCAGGCCGGTGTCAGTCCAGCTGAAGGCAGAGCCGGCCGCCAGCCAGCTGGTCTGCGCCGGCAGGGTGGCGTAGGCGGTGATGTAGCCGTTCAGGACGCGCGGGGCGGCACCGACCGATGGCAGCTGGATCGGCGTGCCGGTCTCACCCTTCAGGAACGCTTCGATCACGATGGGCGTCCCGGCCGCGGGCGTGCCGGAGCGAAAGTCCGTGATGGTGCCAGGCGGGGTCCACAGGAACCGGAAGTTGGCGTAGGGGGCGAAGTCGGTCGCCACGTCAGCACCTCACCAGCGCCGCATCCCCGTCGCCGCCGTCGTAGGCCTTGATCCCGAGCGTCTGCAGCACCTTGTGCTTGAGGCTCGCCACCCGGGCATGCAGCACGCCACCAGCGGTGGAGTCCGCGCGCGTGCCGGCCTGGTAGCTCACCTGCAGCAGGCTCGTATCCCACTCCAGGACATCGGCTCGCTTCTGCCGGTCCTCGCGGCTGAGTGTGGTGCCGGGCGCGGGGCCCTGGTAGCTCTGCACGTTGCCCAGGTGGGCGGTGCCGTCGCTCACCTTGTCGGCCCAGTCCTGCTCGAGGTCTTCGATCTCATCAATCCACGCCTGCACCTGCGTCACGGTCGCGGCGCTGGTGTCGGCCGCCCGGTTGAGCACCGAGGTGAGCTGGGTGAGGTTGTAGGCCGAGACCGGCCACAGCGCATAGCTGCGGATCAGCTCCCGGTCATCCCGCGGGGTGGTCCGCCACAGGGGGTTGAGCGTGGGGATCGGGGCTGGCATGGCGGGGCCTGTGATGGCTCAGGTTTCCGACCCCAGTCGCTTCACCGTGCGCTGCATGGCATCGGCGGCGCCATCAATGAAGGCCCTGCGCTTCTCCCAGGTGTCGCCTTCGTGGCCCATGCCTCTGAGCCGGTTCTGGCACCTGGGATCACGAACCACATCGCAGACCAGCCCCGCCAGATCAAGATCACTGCCGACCTTCCCGGTCGCCCAGTAATGCACCCCATTGATCCAGCGGGCGCCGCAGCGCTCGCATTGACGGCAGGACATGGGCCATCCGCGGTTTGGGAAGGTTGCCGGAAAGCTCTACGGCACAACCGCGGCCGGAACCCTTAGGGGAACTCCGGTACTCATCATGGCCAGGTCGTATAAGCGAGACTCCAACGGCAAGTTCGCAGGCGGTGGCGGTGGCAAGAAAGGCGGCGCCATGAGCAAGGGCAAGGCCAAGGCCAAGAAGCCAGGCGGCAAGAACAGCGGTGGCTTCTCCGCTAAGGCCGTCAAAGCCTGAGCCGGCATCCTCAAGCCAGCCGCGACAGCCACAGGCGCCCGCCGCCGCTGATCGAGGCATGCAGCACTGAGGCGACCTTGTGGGCCTGTCCCTGCGGCAGGCTCACTGCGGCATCGCGCAGGGCCTGG